AAGAAGCAATACAAAGAGCTTGAACAACGAACGCGGGGACTTGAAGGGGCAACAAGTAAGGCTGGAGGGTCGCTTGGTGGCTTAGTTGCCAAACTTGGGCTTACTACGGTCGCGTTATATGGGGCTATGAGGGCGATTTCCGGGGTTATTAGGGTAGGTACAGACTTCGAGAAAAAAATGAGCAACGTGGCGGCAATTTCGGGCGCTGTGGGCAGTGAATTGTTAGCCCTCGAACAAAATGCGCGTCAATTAGGAGCTACAACGGTATTTACGGCGTCACAAGTAGCCGAATTACAGACCGAATTTGCCAAATTAGGCTTTACAAGCGCAGAAATAAGAGGAGTAACTAAAGATACATTAGCCCTTGCCGCCGCTTCAGGGTCTGATTTAGCCACATCTGCGGCGGTAGCAGGACAAACATTAAGGGCTTTTGGCCTTGATGTTAGTGAAACGGCCCGCGTAACCGATACAATGGCGCTTTCGTTTTCAAGGTCAGCGCTTGACATGGACAAATTTACTAACTCGATGCAATATGTCGCCCCGGTAGCCAAGGCTGTAGGTTTTAACGTGGAAGGGACTACAGCGCTTTTAGGAGCGCTTGCGAACGCCGGGATTAGCGGTTCGTTAGCTGGGACAGCTTTGCGTACTGTATTCTTAAAATTAGCTGATTCAAACTCTGCATTATCGAAAAGATTGGGAGGGTCAGTTAAAAGCGCAGACGAATTGATCCCCGCCCTTAAAAAGCTAAGCGATAGCGGCGTTGATCTTACAGAGGTGTTGGGCTTGGTGGATAAAAGGGCTGTATCTGCTTTTAACATATTGTTAGAGGGTACAGATGATATGGCAGAGCTTAAAGATGAATTAGATAATGCCGCAGGGGCCGCTCAAAGAATGGCCGATGTTCAATTAGATAATCTTGCGGGAAGCATGACGCTTCTGAATAGTGCGATGGAAGGGTTTGCCGTGTCCTTATTTGACAACTTTTCTGAGCCTATGCGCGGTGCGGTTGATTCAGTTACAAGCCTTGTAACGGCGCTTAATAGCTGGATAGAAATGCCAACAAGTGAAAAGATCGAGGAAGACTTAATGGCGTCCAGAGATTTGTTCGCCGTTATAAAAGATTTAGGGGCCACAGAGGAAACGCGGGCTAACGCGATTGATACTTTAAACGCTAAATATGGTGAATATTTACCGAATTTAATAGATGAAAAGAGCAAATTAGAAGACATAGAGGAGGCCCAGCTCGCGATAGTCAACACTATGTTACAAAAAATAGCGTTAGCTGTGAATGAAGAGGAAATCGCGAAAACAGTTGCGAAGATGAAGGGACTGCGGCGCGATGAAGCGGACGCCATATTAGAAGTCGCAAAAGTAGAAGATGAATTATTAATAGCCCAAACAAAACAGACAGAAGCGGCTGAAGCCTTAAGAAAGAAAAATGAAAATTTAAGCGCATCATTTAGTACGGTTGCGTCATTACAACAAGATCAAATTTTAACGGCTGTTAATTACAATGAAACCCAAGCCCTTTCTGGAACCACTACCCACGCCCTTAATCAAGAATTACTTAATTCGCAAGAAAGACTAAACGCCAATAGGGAAGCGCAAGAAAATTTAAGAAATGAAGTAACTAAATTAAATGCGGAAGCTGTTGAACTCGCCGGATCATTGACTGCCGTCGCGGTTGCAACAGGTGAGGTTACCGACAGTACAGAAGATGATGAGGAAGCGGAAGGTAAGCTAAGAAAATCAAAAGAAAAGAGCTTGGAATCTTCTCTTAAAAGCGTGGCAATGAGCCGAGATATGGAAAGCGCAAGCAAGTCTTTAGCAAAACAGTATGTTATAGAGGGCGTTTTCGAGGCTGTAAAATCAGCAATGAAATACCCGTTTCCTATCAATTTAGCCCTTGCCGCAACTGCCGCGGCGGCGGCCAATGCTTTGTTTAGTGCTGTCGTTCCAGCGGCTACCGGGTTTGAGGGTGTAGTTGATCGCCCAACGATGTTTATGACGGGTGAGGGCAATAAAAAAGAACACGTATCCGTTACTCCGCTCGAATCACCCAACATAAACGGCCCACAGGGCGGCGGAATAACCGTTAATATATCCGGCGGCGTTGTAAATGATGATTATGTCCGCAATACATTGCTTCCTGCTTTAAATAAGGCGGGTTCTATGGGCGCTTGATGCTTAGTTTTGATTCAGGATTAGCCAGCAGTCTAAAAACCACCAATTCCGTTACTTTTTGGGTTTTAAAGCTATATTATAACGACGATACAAGCGCGTCTAATTTCATTGGCGTCAGCGACGCGCACAGAGTAGACGGCGGCGATGTATATGCTGGCCTCGTTTCTTCGTGGGGTAATTACCAGCAGTCGATGGACTTCTTTAATTTTACTACATCAACAGGCAATTTATCGGTAACGCTAATTAATGCCGAAAACAGTATCCAAGGCGGTCGTTTTTCCGACCTGTTATCAACAAATAACTTCGCCAATAGAAAATGGGAGCTGTTTCAAAACGCTAATGGCCTTACTACTTTTGATACCGCGGCAAGGATGATCGGCAGTGGGGTTATTTCAGGTAACATTAGTTACGATTATAAAACCATTAAATTTAATTTGCTTGATAATAGCACTGCTTTCCATAATCAAGTTCCTAAAAATGTAGTCGCGGTTGGCACATACGCGAATGCGCCAAAAGGAAATATTGACAAGCCAATTCCGATAATGTACGGGGATTGCTCCGTTGAGGCGAACGCCAACGATTATGGAAGCTCGGCTAATTACGATAAGCACTTTGTAAAAGGTAAATTTCCTGCAATAATAACGGACAAGTGGAATGTATCAGCCGCCCAAGTATATGCGCAACCCGATTCTGTGGCGGTAGGCGCCCTCACTGATGAAAATATATTTATGTATAAAAACGGCTTTTATATCCAATGTGTTGCCAGTAACGCAGACGCATCGGATTCAAGCTACAGGGTTGATTTCAGCGGGGTAGATTGGCGAGTGTTTATACCATTAGCCACGCATTCGACTTCAGGTGACGTCGGTAATTATAGTAATACTGCGGATGGCGACTTAACAACGCATGGGTCGTTAAATTGTATAGGTGCTAGGAATTATCAAGTGGACGCATATTGGAGAGTCCCAAAAACGCCTAATCTGGGGACTATATCCAGCGTGAATTTTGTTATTTTATATAAAGACTTTACGCCAGATTCAGGGAGCGACACTGTAGATGTATTTAGGGTTGGCGTTAATTCCGCTAATTATCAGAATTTAACATGGGGTACAGGCGCGGGAAGTACGTCTGTCGACGTCTCCTCTGGTTACACGACCGCAGAAAAAGAAGAGTGGAATCTTGAAGATATTATTCATTTAGATTTAGAGGCAGATTCAGGAGGCCCAACTCATACCCTCGATATATATCAAGTCGGTCTTGAAATAAAATTTACCCCCTCGCAGACCTTTGAAAAGGAAGTAAACGATTATTATGAAGTTATGACAAGCCAAACTGCTGGGAATATTCATTTCAGGGAAGCAAAGGGACACGAAGGCGTTAATCTTACTAAAAAGGTTGCCAGAACAACCACGGTTACGACCCCGGACGTCGCTGATTATGTTTATGTAAGCGGAAAAGGCCGGGAATACGGGGCTTGGATTGATACCGTAAATTCATCTGCAAGGACGAATGGAAACGGTGATGCCCCTGACCCTAATTATGCCGCCGCCGCTTTGATCGAAAATCCAATTTACCAGATTGAAGATATACTAAGGCGTGAATTAGGCTTAGACGCAAGCACAACGGGGGCAGATATTGATATTGAGTCTTTTGACATGGCTGGGGCCAATAGGACGGGAGCTTATTCCGCTACAGACGGGACGAGGAGAGGCGACGCCGCTTATTTGTTTAACGATGCCATCGTAGATATAAAATTTGCATTTTCTCAGTATAAGTTTATTAACAGTAAAGACTTAATAACTAAGATATGCCGTCAGTGTATGAGTTTCGTATGGTTTTCTGGTTCAGGTAAATTCAAAATTAGGACACTAAAATTACCCGGCGATACATGGGTGGCAGACGCA